CGGCGTTCTCGTTCGCGGCCTGCACCTCGCCGGCCATGTCGCCCCACTCGCGATGCCACGCGACCACGCAGCACCTGCAATTCGGGTGCGCCGGCGGCGCGTCGTAGCCGCCCGGGAACGTGCCGCCGATCGGCGCCGTCTTGGTGTCCAGCCCGCGGCACACCGGGCAGGCGCGACCGTCCAGCGTGGAGTCCCACCGCTGCACGTACGCCTCCACACCATCGGGGCGGGTGTCGTTCAGGAGCTTGATCCCCTCCTGGTGCTGGATGTTGTACGCCTGGATCATCTCCGTGCGCACAACGCGCTCGGCCCAGTACCTGTATCGACGGAACAATCCCTCGCTGATGTGCTCGGCGAGCGCGCCAGGCTCACCAAGCACGCCGCGCAGCGCAACCATGCCGGTCGGTCCACCGAGCTTCACCAGGCGCGCCTTCAGCTGGCCGAACGTTTCGTTCATCGCCACGCCCACCGCGAGCTGGTGGCGGATGTCGTTGCCCACCGCGCCGGCGTATCGCGCGGCGCTCGTGCGGTGCTGCTTGATCAGCAGCCGGTCGCCCTTCGCGATCACCGCCGCGGTGTCGATCGATGTCGGCGTGATCGACTCGCCGAAAATCTCGCCGAACCGCGCCACCTGCTCGGCCAGGTTCGTGGCGGACAGCTCGCCGGCGGCGTGGCGCCCCTGATCGAGGATCGCCTTCACGTCCGCATCGAGCTGCGCCACGCGGTCCAGCGCGATCTCGAGATTCAGCATCGCCTTGCGGTACGCCTGCGCCGTGAACCGCAGGCCGTTGTCCTGGTTCGCGTCGAGCCACTCCTGCAGCCCCTTGCGCAGCTCGTCGCGCGCCTGCACCAGCACCGGCACCAGCGCGCGCATCGCGTCGCGATCGAGCGCGTCGATCAGCTGCGCCTGCTGCTCGATGACGATCTGCACCTCGGCCATCGCCTGCTTGCGCGGGCGGCGCGGCGCCAGCGCGCCGGGCGGACGTGGTGCGATCGGCGCGACCATGATCAGGTGCTACTTCTTGGCGAACGGGCCAGTACCAAACATCCGACCACCGCCACCGCCGGCGGCGCGCTTCACCGGCTTGGCCGCGGGCTCGTCGCCGTCATCGTCGGCGGCCTCGGGATCCGCGTTCGGATCCTCGTCGCCGTCCGGCTCGACACCCGGGGGCAGCGGTGCGCCGCCCGGTCCCATGCCGAGCATCATCCCCTCGGCCTCGATCGCGGTCTGCAGCTCCTCGCGGATTTCCTCGATCACGTCCTGGTCCGCGTGGTCGGACAGCACGAGCTGATAGAGGATCTGCAGGTACAGGCGCTTGAACGTGGGGGACAGGATCGGCACGCCGGCGAACAGCTGCACCGCCTCGTTGATCTTGTCGGTCACGCTCTGCAGGTCGAACGACTGCATCCCCTGCGGCGTCAGGTCCGCCTTGTCCGAGCGCCCGGCGGCCACGAGCTGCTGCAGCGCCTTCGCGATCGCGCGGCCGCGCATGCCGAGCGCCTCGAGCACGACCATCGTGTCGTGGTTGTCGGCCTCCTTGCTGTCGCCAGAGCGCTGCAGCGCCTTGCTGTCCATGTTGGCGCTCGCCGCCATCGTCTTGGTGACGCGATGCATTTCCTGCATCAGCTCGGAACAGCTCGCGCGCGCCTCGGTGAACGGCGCCGTGGGCGGCCCCACGAACTCGGCGCGATCGTCGGCGCCGCGCCGCTGCGTCCAGCCCTGGCCGCGCGTCTGGTTCGTCGCGCGCCCGGGGTCCTTCTGGGCGACTGCGATCACCTTCGCGGCCGGGTTCTCGGCGCCCATGAACTCGTACAGGATCGGAAACAGGCTCTTGTACTCGGCCCAGCTCACCGCCGCGCGCTTGTTCAGGTGCTCGCGCGCCAGGGACTCGAGCTTGCCCATCGCCCACAGGCCGTCGGGCAGCTTGGCGCGCACCAGCGGCACGCAGCCGAACGGGTGCGGCCCCTTGTCCACCTGCTGCACGTAGCTGTCCGGGCGCGGCGGGCGCGCCGGGTCCACATCGAGTTGCCACCGCTCCCAGCCTTCAGCTGTCCACAGGGTCCAGGTGTGGCGGATCAGCCCGCGACCCTTGGTGGGATCGGTGCGGCGCCGCTCGGTTTCCCACATCATTGCCCACAGGAGCGTGCCGTCATCGTCCGTGTCCCAGTCGATCACGCTGTCCGCATCGCAGACGCACAGGTACGGATCGCGCAGCTTGGCGGCCTCCTGCTCGGCCAGCGTGGTGGGGATGGGCACCGGGCTCGCCGGGTTGTCGTCCACGCGGGGCAGGTCGGCCAGGATCCACACGCTCTGCTTGACGAGCATCCGGCGCAGCGCCTCGCACACGATGCCGTGCAGGCTGTAGGTGTGCTCGAGATCGGCGCCCGGCGCGGTCACGCAGTCGCCCCACTCCGACCACCAATCCGGCAGCGGCTTGGGATCGTCGGTGGTGCTGCCGGCGACGGCCAGGCGCAGCGGATCGGACTCGAGGCCAGCCACCAGGCCGTCCACGATCGTGCCGGCGTAGTTGATGTAAAACGCGCGCGCCAGGCGGTCCGCGTACACCTGGGGCAGCTCGGCGTTGTGCTTGGGAAACACGCGCTGCATCAGAGCGGCGTTCTCGAGCAGCCACGGGCCGCCCTTGTACAGCGCCTCGCACCGCTCCCAGTAGTCGCCCATGTACTCGGGGTGCCGCTCGCACAGGTCGCGCAGCATCATGCTGCGGGCGCCGGCGTCGTCAGCGCTCGTCGGCTCGAGCGTGCCCGGGGGCACCTCGGCGCCGGCGGCCACCTGGCGCGCGGCGTACGATGCCACCAGGTCCCCGCGCGTGTTGGACAGCTCGGTGTCGATCAGCGTCTGCAGGGGTCCCGTGGGGGGCGTGTAGCCGGGCATGGATTACTCCTCGGTGGTCAGGTCGAACGTGTCGCGCTCGGACCGAGCGTAGGGGTCCAGGTCAGCGAACGCGAGCGCATCATCGATCGTTCGCTGGGGATCGGTCACCTGATCGCGCCAGCTCGGCCCGTCGTGCACGCTGCGATCGATGCCGGCGAACCCGCTCGGATCGCTGTCGATGTGCACGCTCGGCAGCCCCATCGCCTCGCGCGCGGCCGCCGGCGTCGTCGCCTCCTCGAGCTTGCCCTGGGCGGCCAGGCGCTCGGCGACGTACCGCGGCACCAGCCGCGCCGTTCCGCTCGGGCCGTACACCATCACCGGCTCGATCGCGTGCAGCCAGGCGATCGTGTACGCGATCAGCACCGCGGCGAGCGTGAGCGCGAGCGTCACCGGCGCCTCCCCGATTGATCGCACTGCGCCGCGCGCCGCGCGCCGCCGTACGGATGCGGCGCGATCAGTCCGTTGATCACGAGCACCGAAGCACCACACTTGCAGATCACGCCGCGCGTCACGGCGCGGCCTCGATCTCCACGATCCCGCGCTCGCTGTCGATCACGATCAGGCCGTACCCGAACAGCTCGCCCTCGAGCTGCGCGCGGCAGCACTCGGACTTGCCGATCGGGGAGTCAGCGCCGGGCGCGTGCGGGTACACGAGCGGCGATCCGGTCATCAGCAGACGCAGCAGCTCGGCCTCGCGGCCGCTGTGCCCCGGCGTGTACAGCCGCTGTTCGTGCCGGCACTTGCTGCAATGGAACCGCACGCCGCGCGACGGCTGCTCGATCTTCACCTCGGGCTTGTCGGTGGTGTCCATGCGTTCCCAGTATCACGGTCAGCTGTCAGATCCCGCCGCCGCGCGCGCCGCGTAGCTCATCTCCACGCGCACGCCCATGCCGGTGCTGCGCACGCGCACGCCGTCGCGCGCCTGCAGGTAGCGCGGCACCTCGAGCGCGCGCACCCAGTCGGCGGCGAGCAGCACCGCGCGCAGGTCGGCCTCGTTGCCGGCGCCGTGCAGATCGGGGTGCAGGTCGCGCGCGAGCCTGCGCGAGCCTGCGCGCACGCGCTCCTGCAGTTCGCGCAGAGCGTCGATCGCCTCGCTGACCCGGGCGGCGCCGCGAACGCGCTCGATGTCCGCTCGGGATACCCCAAGCAGATCCAGCCCGTGCATCAGCTGCTCGAGATCGACCACATAGCTACACTACAAACCACCTGTGACATCAGGACGCGGGGATCTGCATCCGCCACCGCGCGCGCCAAGTGGCGCCGATCCGTGCTGCGCGCGCCAGCGGCCCGGCCGCCCGGTCACACCTCGAGGTTCCACGGCATCCGCGCACGCCCCAGCCGCGCCGCGCGGCCGCCGTGCCCTCGGCGTACCCGTTCAGCGCGCAGCGCAGCAGCGTCACGCCCCGCGCGCGCCGCATCCGGCCGCAGGCACGCAGCCAGCGCTCGAGCGCGCGCTCGCCGGCGCCGTACTGCGCGTCCAGGCCGTCCGCGAGCAGCTCGGCGCACCGCGCCGGCCGCCCGTACCAGTCGCGCCGGTCCTGCGCGTCCGCCTGCAGCACGCCGCACATCGGCCCCGCCGCCTCCTGGTACCGCGATTCACGCCAGGCGATCGCCAGCAGCAGCTCGGCGGACACCGGCGCGCGCTCGGCGGCGATCGCGGCCTCGGCGTTCTCCACCGCCGGCCCGGCATGCATCGGCTGCTCGGCGGCGATCGCGGCGGCCAGGTACTCGGGGCGGTGCGAAAGCAGCTGCAGGTACGCGAGCAGGGGAAGGATCCACATCCGCGGACCGTACCATCAGAACCCGTCCAGCTTGATCTCGAGGCCCGGCCGAGCACCCACCGCCTCGTTCACCTCGGCCTTGTAGCGCGCCACCTCCTCGCGCATCACCTCGATCATCGCGTCCCAGTACTCGTCCTCCGTGATCACGCCCTTGCGCACGAGCAGGCGTGACATCCCGGCGGCCTCGCACATCGCGATGTTGACGCCCACGCGCAGATGCTTCGGCGTCGTGTCGCCGTTCGGACGGCGCTCGAGCATCATCGCCACGCCGGTCTGCACCGCGTGGCAGAGCTGGTGATACAGGATCTGTTTCTCTTGAATCGTCATCCGCTGTTTGTATCGCGGATACACCGCACGGTCAACCGAACGGCAGGAACGGCGCCGGCGTCGGTCCGCGCTCGGGCTCGTTCGCGATCGCATCAAACAGCTCGTTCCAGCCGTGCGCGAGCGCGTCCACGTCGTCGTCCTCGGGATCGTCGCGGCCCGTGAACACGCTGCAGACGTGGATCATCTTCGCCGCCCAGTCGGCATCCGCCGGCACCCACACGCGGCCCTGGTTCCACGCGGCGGCCACCGGCTGCGCGCGCACGTACTTGTCCCCGCGCGGCGTCACCTCGATGATCGGCAGCGTCGGGTCCACCTCGCGCAGCATGTCGGGCACGCTCTTGAACGCCGCCACCGCCTCGACAGCGATCGCGATCCCGTGCCACCGTTCGCGCAGCGCCTGCAGGTTGCGCACCAGCTCGGGGATCGTGATCTGCCGGCGGAACCCGTCCACCACCCACATTTCCATCGTCGCGCCCCACCCGGTCGCGGCGAGCACATACGCGGCGCTGTAGTTGCTTTTCGTCTTGGCCGTTGCCGCGGGGTCGCACGCGATCAGCATCCGGTGGCCGTTCGGCACCCACGTGCCGACAGCGAACCGCGACGGCAGCCCGTTGTCCGATGCGAACAGCACCGCACCGCGGGCGCGCGGTTCCTGCTGGAACATGCTTGCCCACGTGTATTCGCCCACCACCTTGCGGATCAGGTTCAGGCGCGCCTCGTTGAACCGGACAGCCCACAGCGCGGTGCCGATCGGGCGGCCCAGCGGATCGTCCGCCTCGGCGATCGCCTGCAGCTGGATGCGGCGGATGATCACGTTCCGGCCCAGCTCCTCGGTCAGCTCGGCCTGCTTGTCCAGGATGCGCCCGATCAGGTCGTCCGGGTGCCAGCGGGTCATCATCACGACCACGCACGCCGCGCCCTCAAGGCGGGTGAACACCACGTCCGTGAACTGGTCCCACACCTTGTCGCGGTACGTCTGCGATTCCGCCTCCTCGCGGTTCTTGATCGGATCG